GCAGAAACTGCAGATCAATAATAGCGCAATCTTCTGGAAAACAATTGCTCCAAAACCTGTTTATTCAAACTTCTCCTCTTCAAGAGGCGGTGGTGGTGATGCAATCCACGTTGCAGTTGTAGATGATACTGGTTCTGTAACTGGTATTGCTGGTAATCTTCTTGAGTCGTGGTCCTTCTTGTCGAAGGCACTTGACTCCGAAGCAGATGGAGATGCACCTGTTAAGAACTACTATAAGAACTATCTGGCAATTAATTCAGATTGGATCTTCCCTGGTTACAACCCCTCGCAGGCAGCAGATACCTTCCACGGAACTACTCCTGTCGCAACTGGATTCTCAACTGACTTCTCCCCTGTAACTAGAGGTGATGGTCTGTGGGGTCAAGAGGCAAGAGATGTTCAGTTTGCCGCAATTGGTAACGTTGGTTACAATCTGCTTGGTGGTGCCGATTATGGTGCTAACGGCGGAATGGCAGGAACCTTGGGTGATCTTAACACCTCATACAACCTTTTCTCTAATAGAGACGAAATCTCAGTTGATTATCTGCTGATGGGTCCTGGATGTTCAACCGAACTTCAGTCTCAAGCGAAGGCAAATCTTCTTATCTCTCTCGCTGAAATAAGAAAAGACTGTATGGCAGTCATTTCCCCACACAGAGCAAATGTTGTTGGAGAAACAAATACAACTACACAGACTAGCAATCTGGTCAAGTATTACTCACCTATCACTTCCTCGTCCTACGCGGTATTTGATAGTGGATATAAGTATACATATGACAGATTCAACAATGAGTTCCGTTATGTTCCTTTGAATGGTGACATTGCGGGTCTGATGGTTAGAACTAGCATTGAATCATTCCCTTGGTTCTCACCTGCTGGTCAGCAAAGAGGCAACATTAACAATGCTGTCAAACTAGCGTATAATCCCAATAAGGCACAGAGAGATGTGCTCTATGGCAACAGAATCAACCCTGTAATCAATCAGAACGGTCAAGGAGTCATCCTATTTGGCGACAAGACTGGTCTCAGTTACAGTTCTGCGTTTGATAGAATCAACGTTCGCCGCCTGTTCCTCACAGTCGAGCAAGCACTTGAAGAAGCAGCAAATGATCAACTCTTTGAAATCAACGATGATGAAACGAGGGCAAACTTCGTTAACATTGTCGAACCTTACCTGAGAGATGTTCAGGCACAAAGAGGTATTCAAGAGTTCTCAATCGTCTGTGACGAAACAAACAACACCCCTGCTATCATTGATAACAATGAGTTTAGAGCAGATATCTTCATCGCTCCTACACGTTCCATCAACTACGTCACACTGACGTTTGTTGCTACCAGAACTGGAGTAAGTTTTGAAGAAGTCGTTGGTTCAGTTTGATTTAATATCGTAATAATCGTATAAGAGGACACAACCATGGCACAAACAAAAACCTTATCACAGTTTAAGAACAGATTAGCGGGCGGTGGGGCCCGCCCCAATCTCTTTGAAGTTTCTATTCCTGCATTCCCTGCTGCTGTCGGCAGAAGAGTTTGGAGAAATGGAGGCAACAAAGAGAGTGGTCAGTTTAGATTTTTATGCAAGACCGCACAACTTCCAGCATCAACCATTGCTGAAGTACCCGTTCCTTTCAGAGGTCGTATCTTAAAAGTTGCTGGAGACAGAACTTTTGATACATGGACTGTTACCGTCATCAATGACGAAGACTTCCAACTGAGAACTGCTTTTGAAGTTTGGATGAATACACTTAGCAAGTTAAACGATGCTACTGGTGTTACCAATCCTTCTTCATATATGACTGATGCTTATGTCCAGCAACTGGGCAGAGGTAGACAGGCAGAATCAACCAGAAACAGCAGAGGCGGAAGAAGTTCAGAACTTAGAAATTACAAGTTCTATGATATCTTCCCAACTGAAGTATCTGCTATTGACCTAAGTTATGATAGCACTGATACCATTGAGGAGTTCACAGTAACCTTCCAGGTTCAGTACTTCACTATCGGTAACTCTCTCCAGAGAAACAGAGGCGCTAGAGGACAGACTCTGGTACAGTGATAAATAACTAGAACGGTCGTTTCTATTCTAATAATGTCGAGATTATTTGGTTTCTCAATTGAAGATGATGATAAAGACTCGTCTGGTGTAGTATCTCCGATCCCTCCTAATAACCAGGATGGATCTGAGCACTACGTCACGACGGGTTTTTATGGTTCATATGTAGATATTGAAGGTGTATATAAGAACGAAAACGAACTTATCAGAAGATATCGTTCAATGTCGCTCTATCCAGAATGTGATAGTGCTATTGAAGATGTCGTAAATGAAGCAATTGTTGCTGATACGAATGATAGTCCTGTAAGTATTGAACTATCAAACTTAAACGCAAGCGATGGAATTAAAAAGAAAGTAAGAGAAGAGTTCAAACGTATTTTAGAACTTCTTGATTTTGATAAAAAGGCACATGAAATCTTCCGTAATTGGTATATTGATGGAAGACTATATTACAATAAAGTTATTGATCAAAAGAATCCCACTGCTGGTATTCAAGAATTAAGATATATTGACGCATCAAAAATGCGTTATGTTCGTCAGGTAAAGAAACCAAAAAACGGCAATAATCCTCTTTCAAATGTTAAAAGAGAAGATCCTGCAACATATGATTTTCCAGAAATTGAAGAGTTTTTTGTATATGCTCCTGGTGGATCTGGATCAACTGGAGGATATAATACAGGAACAATGTCAATGGGTGGTGCTTCAAAAGGCATCAAAATGACAAGAGATTCAATAACATATTGTACCTCAGGATTAGTAGATAGAAATAAGGGATCAACTCTTTCTTGGTTGCATAAAGCAATCAAACCACTCAATCAACTAATGATGATTGAGGATTCTCTTGTTATCTACAGACTTTCAAGAGCACCAGAAAGAAGAATCTTCTACATTGATGTTGGCAATCTACCTAAGGTAAAGGCAGAACAGTATCTTCGTGATGTGATGATGCGTTATAGAAATAAACTTGTCTATGATGCTAACACTGGTGAAGTTCGTGATGATAAGAAGTTCATGTCTATGATGGAAGACTTCTGGCTTCCTAGACGTGAAGGTGGTAGAGGAACTGAGATTACAACTCTACCAGGTGGTCAAAATCTCGGAGAAATTACTGATATCAACTACTTCCAAAAGAAGTTATATAGAGCACTCAATGTACCTGAAACTAGAATTCAAGGAGAAACTGGTTTCTCAATGGGTCGTTCATCAGAGATTCTAAGAGATGAGATCAAGTTCTCCAAGTTTGTTGGAAGAATGAGAAAGAGATTCTCAGATATGTTTAGCGACATGTTGAGAACACAACTGATTCTTAAGAATATCATTACTCCTGAAGACTGGGAGTCAATGTCAGATCATATTCAATATGATTTCTTGTATGATAACCATTTTGCTGAACTCAAAGAAGCAGAACTTACTACTGAAAGAGTTAATCTTGCTCAATTGGTTGAACCATATGTTGGCAAGTACTATTCTAATGATTATGTTAGAAGAAATATTCTGCGTCAAAGCGACCAAGAAATTGAAGAACAAGACAAGTTAATTGAAAAAGAAATTGAAAGTGGTTTGATTCCAGATCCAGCATCTATGGATATTGATCCTGCTACAGGTCAACCGATGGCACCAGTTCCTGGAGATACTTCGGGAAGTGTTATGGGTGCTACTCCTCAGGCACCAGAGATTGATGAAACAAAATTTGAAACACCCACAGGTGGAGAAATCTAAATACATAATAAATCATTATTTTAAACATGGAAGAACTAATGGATTTGCTTGTTGCTGATGAGTCACCAGCACAAGTAAGTGATAAAATCAAAGATATTTTATTTGCTAAGTCAGCAGAAAAAATATCAGACGTGAGACCCCAAGTGGCTGCTTCTGTTTTTGATGATCCTCAGTTAGAAACAGAGGTTGATTCAGAGGAATCTGAAGAATAATAAATAACATTAATAAGTCGTCTACTCTATAATAATGTCTGCTTTAACTCCAGTAGGAATTTCGCAATCAGTTTCATCTTCTGACTCTTCAACTGCTGTAACCTTACCTATCAGTCAAAAAACTGATACTATTAGGGTAGTTGCTGAAACTGCAGGAGTTCATGTTGCTATTGGAGTTACTCCTACAGCAACTAATTCAAACTTTTATGTTTCTACAACTGGAGCATCAGAGATTGCTATTGGTAAACCAGCATCTCAAAGAGTTGTGGGTATTACTACGGGTGTTACCACGATTATTGATTTCCCAGAAGGAACAGGTTCTCCTTTTGCCGTAGGTGATGCAGTAACACTTACATCGGGAACTCAAATCTCTCAACCATACTACAACTTTACTCACAAAGTTGTAACGGCGATTAACACTGGAAACATTCAATCTGGTGGATTTTTTAATACCAGAATTACTGTTAATAATGATTCTTCAGGAATAGTTACTGCTTTCAATCCAGATAATTACACTGAACTTAGAAAATCAATATCGGTTGCCGTCAAAACTCAAAGCGGTACTGGTTTAGCACACATCCAACAAGTACAGGTATCTTAAGAACAATGAAACTTATCAGAGAAGAAATCGAATCAGTAGATTTTATCGTTGAAGAACGCAACGGTAAGAAGCATATGTTCATTGAAGGCATCTTTCTTCAAGGTGAGATGCAAAATAGGAATGGAAGAATGTATCCTATGAGTGTCCTGAGAAAGGAAGTTCAAAGATACAATGAGAATCATATTCAGTCAGGTAGAGCACTTGGAGAACTTGGACATCCAGATGGTCCAACTGTTAATTTGGACCGCGTTAGTCACAAAATCGTTTCGCTAAAGGAAAACGGAACTAACTTTATTGGTAAAGCAAAAATCCTTTCTACTCCGATGGGTAAAATTGCAGAGTCTCTCATCAGTGAGGGCGTTAAACTTGGCGTTTCTTCTAGAGGAATTGGATCTCTAAAAGCAACAAGAGAAGGTATAAATGTTGTTGGCGATGACTTCATGCTTTCTACTGCTGCAGATATTGTAGCAGACCCTTCTGCACCTGATGCTTTCGTTGAAGGTATCATGGAAGGTAAAGATTGGGTATGGGATGGAGGCATTCTTCGTGAGAGGGCAGCCGTCAAAACATACAAACAGATCAATACTTTAGTTGATCAAGGTCAATTGGATGAACAGAAATTGAATCTGTTCAATAATTTCCTTAATAACCTGTAAGGTTACTAAATTATAAATAAATATAGATTAAATAAGGTTAATCGGAGTAAGTTCAAATGTCTCGTGGAGATTTACAAGAAATGGAGCAATCTAAAACTGCTGTGAACGCGAACGCTAAAGCTGGCGATGCCATGCCTAAAATGGTTGATCCAGGTACACAACTAGCGTCTGTTGAAGATCTCGGTGGTCCAACCCCCGAGAACTACAAGCCAGATAATGATTCAGCAAAACTCAAAGAACCCAAGATTAAGACCGTCCATGACGTTGTTAATCGTGGTGCCAAGGCTGCTGATGCAATGGCAAAAATGTCCAAAGAAGAAACTGAAGTCGAAGAGGAGGTCCTTGAAGAGGATCAAGTTGATGAGACTGAAGAAGTCATCGAAGAGGAATCCTCTGAAGATGATGGTATTGATATCGATGAAGATGTCAATGCTCTTCTTGGTGGCGAAGAACTCTCCGAAGAGTTTAGAGAAAAAGCAAAGGTTATCTTTGAAGCCGCTCTTAACTCTAAAGTAAAGGAAATCCAGGAAGCTCTGGAAGTCCAATATGCAGAACAACTGCAAGAAGAAAAAGAAGGTCTTAAGGAATCACTCACTACAAGAGTTGATTCGTATCTTGAGTACGTCTGCGAAGAGTGGATGACCGAGAATGCACTTGCTGTTGAAGCAGGTCTTAAAACCGACATGACCGAATCATTCCTTGCCGGAATGAAGGGTCTTTTTGAAGAACATTATGTAACAATCCCTGAAGAAAAATATGATGTGCTGGAAAGCATGGTAGACAAACTTGATGAAATGGAGACCAAGCTCAACGAGCAGATCGATAAGAATATTTCCCTAAACAAGCGTCTCGCAGAGTCGGTTGCCGATGGTATCTTAGATCAAATTTCCGAAGGTCTTGCACAGACCCAGAAAGAGAAGCTCGCTTCACTTGCCGAAAGTGTTGAGTTTGAAAGTGAAGAAGAATATCGTGGAAAGCTGGAAACATTGAAGGAGTCATATTTCTCCTCAACAACAACTTCAGCCCCTAAAGCATCCCAACAAACCCTTTCTGAGGGAGTAGATACTACAGATGCACCTGTTAAAGCAGGTATGGATCAGTATCTTAAAGCACTGGGTGCTTTTAAATAGTGAACACAAAATTGATTCAAACAAACACTAAAAATTTTTAAAAGAGGTAAAGCAAATGTTCCAATCCGAACATCTGCAGGAAAAGTGGAGTCCCCTTCTCGATTATGAGGGTCTTGATCCAATCAAAGACGCTCATCGTAGATCGGTAACCGCAGTCCTGCTCGAAAACCAAGAAAAGTTCCTTAAAGAGGAAGCAGCATTTAGTCAGGGTATCAACCTGATGGAAACCCCCACCAATAGCGGCAATGCTGCTGGTGCGTCTGGTGGTTTCAGTGGTACTGCCCCCGCAACCGGCCCTGTTGCTGGTTTCGACCCCGTACTGATCTCCTTGATCAGACGCGCAATGCCTAACTTGGTCGCATATGACCTTGCTGGCGTTCAACCGATGAACGGTCCTACTGGACTGATCTTCGCAATGCGTTCCCGCTATAACAATCAGAGCGGAAACGAGACATTCTTCGATGAAGTCGATACCGCATTCTCCGGTCAGGACGACGGTTTCAACCTGGAAGCAGGTTTTGCCGATGGCCCTGTTGGTCTTGGTACTACTTCACAAGGTTCAGGCGGTAATCCTTCCGTTCTTAACCCCGTTGGTACTGCAACCACGAACCCCTCACCATACAACGTTGGTGAAGGTATGGTTACAGGTGACTCTGAGAACCTGGGAGCAGGTACTGGAGATCACTTCAACCAGATGGCATTCTCGATTGAGAAAGTCACTGTAACCGCCAAGTCAAGAGCTCTGAAAGCAGAGTACTCCTTGGAACTGGCACAAGACCTTAAGGCAATCCACGGTCTTAACGCTGAAGCAGAACTTGCTAACATCCTCTCTACTGAAATCCTTGCGGAAATCAACAGAGAAGTTATCAGAACCATCTATAAGGTTGCTGAACAGGGTGCTGTTTCTAACACCGCTACTCAAGGCGTATTTGACCTTGACGTTGACTCCAACGGTCGTTGGTCTGTTGAGAAGTTCAAAGGACTTCTTTTCCAAATCGAAAGAGACGCCAACGCGATTGCCCAGCGCACTCGTAGAGGGAAGGGCAACATGGTTCTGTGTTCCGCAGACGTTGCTTCCGCTCTGACTATGGCAGGAATCCTGGATTACACCCCTGCTCTGAACTCCAACCTTAACGTTGACGACACCGGCAATACTTTCGCTGGTACTATCAATGGTAAGTTTAAGGTCTACATCGACCCATACGCTGCAAACTTGACCAGTGGGAATGCTCCTTCTGCCTCCGGTAACCAGTATTACGTCGTTGGTTATAAGGGTTCTTCCCCTTATGACGCTGGACTGTTCTATTGTCCTTATGTTCCTCTCCAGATGGTTCGCGCCGTTGGTGAGAACACCTTCCAGCCCAAAATTGGCTTTAAGACCCGTTATGGTCTTGTTGCTAACCCATTCGCTGAAGGAACCACTCAGGGACTTGGCAGACTTCGTATTAACTCTAACCGTTACTACAGAAGAGTTGCTGTTAAGAACCTTATGTGATCCATTAGGATACACAACACTGGGACCCGCAAGGGTCCTTTTTTTTATGTCAAGAGATAAATAACTAAAAAGATTATGGCAGGTCAATCACGAAAACTTGGAACTGCTGCTCAAGTAAGAACCAGACAACCAATTAGAGGTGGTTCTTTAGAAAAAGAAAGAGTAGCAAAATTAAAACAAGTTGCTGATAGAAACTTTCTTCAACCTTCTGGGTTTAAGATGATTATATCAAGATCGCCTAAAGTTGCTTTCTTTGGTAATGCAGTAAATATTCCTGAGTTGATTTTAGGAACTACTATACAACCAACTGCTGGTCTTAAGAACATCAATAGACCTGGAGAGATTATTGAGTTTGGTGATTTAAATTTAAGGTTTTTGGTAGATGAAAACTTAGAAAACTATATTGAAGTACAGAACTGGATAAGAGGTATTGGTTTTCCAGAATCGCTAGATCAAATTTATGATTTTCAAGACAATACAGAAGGAGTTGCTAGACCAGACTTACAAACAGGTCTGAATCTATATTCTGATGGAACTCTTCTAGTGTATGATTCGATGATGAATCCAAACTTCAAAGTTCATTTTCAAGATATGTTTCCTTACTCTTTGACTACTCTACAGTTTGATGCTACACTTTCCGACACGGAATACTTTACAGCAGAGGTTAGTTTCAAGTATACTATATACAACATTGAATCCGTTGGTTGTTGTGCATGATTGACCTTGTGACTATACAAGGCATGTGGGAAAAGGACTCAAAGATTGATCCAGATAATTTACATACTGAATCACTCAATATTCCAGTTCTACATGCCAAATATTATGATGTATATAATAACTTAATGCTTCTGAGGAAGAAAGCAGAGCAACAAAGAAAAAATACTAGACACGAAAGATATGAGTACTATTCTGGAAAAGCAGACCTAGATGTATATGCAGAGAATCCATTTCCTAAAAAGATTAGAGATAAGGACACTATGCAAAAATATTTGGACGCGGATACAAAACTCTCAGGATTTTCGTTGAAGATAGAATATTATGATACGATGTTGAGGTATATTGAAGAGATACTCAAACAAATAACTAATAGAACATATCAAATTAAAAACGCCATAGAGTTCATGAAGTTTTCTTCAGGGTTAGGATAATGGAGGAGGAGCAACCGGAATATGATTATACTGTAAACTTAACCATACAGGATATTCATCTTCTACATCATTGTGTTCTTGAGCGCATACGATTATGGGAAGGTTCTCCGTCTAGGCATCCAACAGAACAAGAACATCTTTGGTATTTGAGAGATTCATTATACCGAATGATACTAGAATATAAGTTTGACAATATGTAATAAATATTTCCAGGTAAGAGTATATTATGGCTGACCTGGTGATACAGAAGGTGAACGAAGTTTACCTGAAGATTAATACTGAACCTCATGTCGAATATGAACTGAGAGATAGATTCACTTTTGAGGTTCCAAATAAAAAGTTTATGCCTCAGTACAGAAGTAAGTACTGGGATGGATATGTACACTTATTCAATATGAAGACTAAGAGAATCTATGTTGGTCTCTTGGATAAGATTGTAGCATTTTGTGAGCAGGCAGGATATTCATATCAGTTTGAAGATAATAAATTTTATGGTCCTCCATTTGAAGTCAATCAAATGATTTCAGAGGAAGGAGTCAAAGACTTTATGGGGACAATCACTAATCTCAAACCAAGAGATTATCAGATTGATGCTGTTCATGATGCATTAAGATATAATAGAAAACTTCTTATATCTCCAACTGCATCTGGTAAGTCATTCATGATCTATACGATTGTGAGATACTTTGTTAACTCAGGCAGAAAGATACTTCTTGTAGTACCCACTACATCGCTTGTAGAGCAGATGTTTAAGGACTTCCAGGACTATGGGTGGGATGCGGAGAACTACTGCCATAGAATCTATGCAGGACGTGAGAGAATCAATACTAATGAAGTAACTATTACTACCTGGCAGTCTGTGTATCAGTTAGATAGAAAGTTCTTTGAGGACTATGATGTGGTGATTGGTGATGAGGCGCACCTTTTTAAAAGTAAGTCTCTTGTTGGGATCATGGACAAGTTACACCATGCTAAGTATAGATATGGATTCACAGGTACTTTAGACGGCACACAGACGCATAAGTGGGTGTTAGAGGGTCTCTTTGGTCCATCATACAAAGTCACTCAAACAAAGAAACTAATTGATCAAGGTCATCTTGCTACGCTT